CCCTCTCCCTCTCCCTCTGGTATAGCATCTTGCTCCGAAGTCTGTAGCGCCTTGCTAGCATCATGCTCCACACTTGGTAGCGGTTGATTTAATTGAAGAAATCCAGATTTAACAAGGGCATCTACATCGACCTTTGAATTTGCCCCTATTTTGCGCCCAATCCACTTAGGATCAGGATTGATTTTATTGCCGGTGCGACTTGCTAACAACCAGATACAAAGCAGGTGCGCTTTGCTAGCATCATGCAAGCGCTCGAACTCATAGTTTTCTAACAGCTCATTTTGCAGTTTAATCCACGGCGGGGATCGGTCTTTATAGTGCTGCATTTCATCCCAGTTAGGGATGCTTAGAAATGGTTTTGTATCTTGATCTTGCATAAATAAACCTCTTAAAAAGCGACACCCCGCGTGACACCCGTACATAAGGGGATAGCTTTGATAGCTGGAACAAACGGCGCTGGATGCCGCTATTTAAGAGGTCTTTCAACCCCTATTGTTTTCATTAACGCCACGTGTCGAGTGGCGGCGTTACGATCAACGCGAATTAAACAATACCCCAGCTTCCTTGCCAGGTCAAATGCTAATCCCATTTTATTCTTGGCCGGTATAGCGCATGTTCATTTGCTAGCTCGCCGTTGTACTTATAAGGCCTTGTCCAGTTCTTTGGGTTCTTATACTCTGCCAGCTCTTTGCGGAGTTGTTCGACCTCGCTTATAGCCACATAAGCCTTTACGCCCTCGCAGAACCACTTATAGTTCTGCTGGACTTGTGCCAGCTTATATCCACTCTCATTGCGTCTAAACAGCGCCTCGCGGGCATCTACTGGCATTCCTTCGCTGATTTTATTCTCGAATAGCTCTCGGTTGCTTAGTTTCATGTTTTACCCCTCGTTATGTTTCGTCTTCAACTGGGTCTTTCACCATCTCTTCAAACTCCATTTCGTGCCCGTCTACGATTAGTATGCTTTCAGATTTTCTTTTTATGGATTCTGCGTAGAACGTCATCCAGCTAGAACTCGCCCACTCTGCTTGCATTATCTCCACGCTCCATTTCTTTTTCATGTCTTCACCACTCCAATCCACGGACATTGAACTCAGTCTTGCAGCTTTTGCATACAACCTCGTCGCACTCAAAGTCTGCGTTGGTGCCATAATCTGGGAACATCTGTCTTAATAGATTGCCGTCATCATTATGGCTAGTCCCGTCTGTGTCTTCCTCCTGCAATAAGTCAATTAGATAACCGCATTCTGGGCAGTCCAAGAACATCTGAATACCTAGCCTTGCTTCTACTGTTTTCATATCTTCACCTTATTCCACAATTGGCACTCAGCACATTCAGTGTTGGCAATATCTCCGTTGTCAGAATCCCACACTCCAGACACACCGTGCCCGTGATTGGGTGAGTTCCCACGGCTTGCGTGATGGCGGCGCTGTTCATGCCATAGCTTGATTAAGTTATACAGATCGAAATACCGCTCTTGGTAGCTCTGTCGAAGTCTTACCTCTGCTAGAAACTCACCTTTATCACTCATATCTTCACCTTTGTTATTTATCCTGATGCTATACATCACTGCATATTTCGTCGTAATAAGCCGCGTCTAAATCATTTATCGCCTTCTCTTCGCGCTCTTGATAGTTAGCGCGAGCCACATAGTTGATGCCATTGCAACCTATGGCGTAAACCTTCTCCATCTTATAATTCAGACTGGAAACCGTTCTTTCAAGCTCACTGATTCGATTGAGCAATGTGGTTTTACTGTTTCTTTTGTCCATCGTGTCCACCTTTGTTTTAAGCATACGGGTCTATGATGGCGGTAGGGACTATAGATTTTCCCAGTGTTGCCGCCAGTTTGTGTCGCCCCAATTGTCCTTGCCGACATTACAATCACTGCATAGGACTTGCAGATTATCTAAATCAAGCTCCAGTCTAGGGTGTTTTGACCTTGGGTAAATATGGTCTACATGAATCTGAACACCATCGCTCGCGGTTGCGCCACAACACTGGCAAGCACCCCCGCAATTAACCAGGGCTTGATACCTAAGCGTCTTCCATGCCTTTGAATTATAAAATTCTGGGTCTTTTTTAATGAATGGTGTTTTATTAGGCTTCTTATTTAGTTTTGTGAACTTCCTAAGAACTGCCTTGACCTGATCTACAGACTCGCATTGATCCCATCCTGTTTTATTGCAAATTAATATCGCAAGCATGATGTTATCAGTGGCTTCTGGCTTTCGGTTGAAGTAGTTAAGCGCAAAATCTCTATGACTTACGCTATGCGGCCCTTTAGCCTTGCGCCGTTTTTTAACCCTCTTGTTTTTTACTTTCTTTGGCCATACTTGTTTCTTCTTTGGCTTATTATCGTCTTGTTTCCAAAACCCACTTAGATCATTACCCATGATTAATCCTTATATGCTCTCTGGTGAAGTGGTAGTTTTTGGGCAAAAGAAACCCAAACCCACAACAATGCGAGTTTAGTCCTTTTGCCTTATGCTCTCTGGAACCAGCGTATAGCCTCAAGGCACCCTGTAATCATCAAAGTTGTACAGGGTCGCCACCTTTCCGCTCTTTGAAGCGTCCACCCTCTGTAGTGGCTTTAGAACTCAGTTGCGGTATAGGGTTATCTTTAAGCCGCTTTAAACGATAGGTAGTGAGTGATAGCCGTAGCTAGACATATCTTCTATCGTCGATAGCGGGTTTGTAGAAGGCATTGGATGTGTTACGATACAGACCTGTTAGAAGCTTCCCGCTAAGAACTCTTCTAACAAAGCCCCGGTTTCTTGCTGGGGCTTTTCTTTGTCCGATTATAATCTATACGCGAGCATTATCAACATTCAATTGGTGAATGCGGATTGCTGTGGTATTTATTTGGTGAATACAGAGCCAGTTTTACAAGGGCATCCCTGAATAATACAGGAGTGGCGTTGGCTTCTTTTTTCCCAAGAGTGGGCTTGTTTTTAGCTTTGCCACGCTGATCTTGAAACCCTATCTGGTGTGTTCCTTTTGGCCTATCTTGTATTAATTCAAAAGGCTTTGATGCGCCCTTGTAATACAGCCATGTGGCTTTGTTTGCCCTGTGGCCGTATGCCGATTGCCAAACCTCGCAAACCCAGCCAGCACCACTTTCTTGCCATCCTTTGCCAACTGGCTTAATCAACCCATGAGTAGCCCATGCTCGAGTTTTTGCAGGATGCTCTAACACACCGCCGCACCTATTTACCGCCGCGAGCGCCGACTCAAAACACCCTTGGTCATTACCTGGCTTGTTATGTTCGCCTCCCCACCGCGAATAATTGACAGCCGCTAGAGCGCCCCATAGCTGGCATGGTGGATGCGCAACAACCGGCAATACTCCGGTATATTTCCTTGCGTCCCTTTCTTCGTCCCATAGGTCTACATTTTGCAGGCTTGAATAACACCCGTCGGATTGGGCGTATAATACAGCGATAGTTTGGTTTTGCGGCGTGTTCATCTGTAACCTCACAATTATTGGTTATCAATCGAGAATACGCGGCAACAAGTGATTGAGGCTTGCTTTCGGGTTCGATGCCCTAGCCGCGTTATTTATTGTAAATCGTGATAATGCTTTATTCAAGGCGTAAAAAAAGCCATCAACGCTAGAAGATGACTTTTAATACCGGCCTCGCAAAGACCGAGCTGATGTGACTACTTGCAACTACCCTAAGCTTATCCAGAACTTAGAATTCAATTATACCATATACATCTGCTGTTTTTTCTATCGCCCACAAAAAAAGCCACACCGGAGAAATGTGGCCTTTAATGCTGGGAGGGAAGGCCCAGAAGGGAATGCACTGTGAATGCCAAGCGATTATATTCCGCATTCACTGCAACTGTAAAGGATTACTTGATAGTTGAACTATCCGGAGTTTCCGGTAGGTTGGAATACCGCCCCGTCAGTTTGAGGATGCAAGCATAGCCTTGGCGGGTATTGCTGGGGTTATTCTATCTCCACCCACTCGCCGTCGATATACTCTTCGATAACAAATATATTCGAGTAGTCCGGCATAACCTTAATTGTATCTTGTAGGAATAACAACAGATCAGCAATATTGTCTGATGCGTGTCGCACGTCTTCTATTGTGCTGTATGTGATGGAAATAGTGTTGTCGCCAGCCTCTAGTGCTGGGTTTATCGTTAGTTTAAAACTCATATCATTATCTCCGTTATTTGTGGATGTCTCCCCAAGCCTCTTCACCTTCGCATGAAAAGAAGCTAGCTCATACACAAAGCCGACAAACCAAAATATCCCCACGAAAATCAACAGCTCTCTAGTTATATCGCACATTATTTACTCTCCGTAGTGTGGTTAAGTGCGCGCCCTAGTCATGCGCCAATCTTTTTTAGCGCATCTATAATATTACGGCCATCCGTCAATAAAACCTCAATCTCTTTTATCTCGGCAAGGTCGCCAAACACGGCTTGTATTGCCGCCCTTTCGTCGCCTTTCCCCTTGTCGCCTGAATCCACCCACTCGATGTCATGCATGGCTTGTGCGCCCAGCTTCATGTGCTCGCCGAATGCTCTACGCAAAGGGCTTTTATCCTGACAAAGCTCGCCAGCAACTTCCTCTGCTTTGTAACAAAAATAATCCCAACTTCCACCGCTCATTCTATTATCTCCGGTTATTAATTAAGTGCTTGGTCGCCCCACCCTGTCCAGATGCTCCAAGCCAACGGTTTCATCCAAAACTCGCTCCCAATGTTCACGGGCTTGCCTGCCCCAACATCACACCAGCAAAGACAATTGCTTTATAGTGCCTGAACTGCTAGCGGCAAGCATGAACCTCGGCGCTAGGGTCTTGCTTGCAGGCTTCAATATAACGCTCAACCCAAGGGATGAAATCATCATACGTACCCCACCCGTTTTCAGCATCATACTTACGGAACCTCTCAGGGTCAGCTTTCATCTTTTTCAAACCCTCGCTCAGTGGTTGTATCAACTCGCTAGCTTTTTTTATACCAATCTCCTCTGGCCGCCACAAAGCATTGTAGATCCCTGCTTCTTCGGCCATATCATTTAGGTTGTGTGTGATATTTGCTGAAAAAACCTCTACTTTTTTAACCTTGTATAACGATACATCTAGGCTCATAGTTTATTTACTCCGCTTGTTTAACAAATGCCGTAGGGATGGAATCACTTGGCTCTAGTAATCCTAAGTGCTCTAAAATCTCGCGTAGGGCTTGTTCACTCATAACGCAGCCTGATATACATACTCTGTGCCACCGCTTTCTTGTATAACGCAGTGACGCTGTAGGTACCCAGACAAATAGAGCCTTTTGAGTTTAGCTCCTGCATTTTGAACGCTTATATTCTTATCTGACGCTAGTTCGGCAGTAGTGATTAGTGGGCCGCACTTCCTGCTTCTTATACTATTTATAAGCGATACTTGCTCCACGCTTAGAAGCAAACTGCGGATGCGCTCACCATCCCCCTGCAACACTGCGGCCCTGATTCCACTATCAATATTTATCATAACTCAGGCACCCATAGTTCATCGGCGGGGATTGGTGTTGCGTATTTCCAGCGACCAGTATCACTTCGGTATGGGTAGTCAGCGCCTTTAACATACTTGCATATGCCCCTTTCCGTACCTACAAGTGTGGGGTCACTGTCATTCACATAACAAGGCACCTTTTTACCCTCGGGGATGCAGTCGTGCCAGTTGAGTTTTTTGTAGAAGGTGTGGTTTTCAACGTCCCAAAATTTCTTTATCGGCTCGTCAACACCATAGAAGTCTTGGAATAAAAATGGTTGGTTACCTACATCATCACAAAAATGAATCATGTATTTTTCGCATGTAACATACAGCTCTCCTTTATTCATTAAATGCTCGGCAAGTTCTTTTTTAGTGTTTATTTCTACTTCTTCGTACATAATTTATCTCCGTTAGTCCTGTTGTTCGGCGTTATACCCATCAAGGTCGTGGATGCTGCTAGTTTTGTCTGGGTCAATCATCCCAAATATCTCATCAAGCAAGTCGTACCTTTGCTCATCGTGCGCCTCCTCTATTAGAGCAAGACGGTGTAGCTCATGCCCACGCGACACTGCGGTTATCGCCCACGGTAGGCCGTCAGATTTTTTAAAGTTGTCGAAAATCCTTTTGTTTTCTTCCTCGAACGCGGCTGTGTCGTTGATTGTGTAAACGGTTGTCAACTGCCTCAATCTTGGTATTTTCATGTCTTTCTCCGATTGTTTGTAGTGTTATGTGGGATTCAATCCCGTAAAGCAGGCTGTTAGCTGGAAAAAACACCCTTAAACGGCGTGCCATCCTCTTTAGCCCGATTGATAAGATAAATATTTCGCGGCCCTTTGATAAAGCCAGCGCTTTCAATTCCTGCTATCTCGATTGGCGTCCCTTCTCCCGCGATACATTGAACAGCCATAATATATGTTCCATCATCGCGCGATCCGTAATGAAACCAGTACCGAGTCCATGTATTATTAGCAAGAAACCGAACCTTGTCTTGCACGTCAGCAGGAGTAGCAAAGCCAGCATCAGCTAACAAGGCGCTTAACGCGGATTCGTCACTCTTCGCTTCGCTCATCTTTCCTCTCCGGTTAACTAAAGCGCTAGTATTGATCTGGTCGTGCTGTGGTGCATTCTGGGTTATCGCACTGTGATTCTTCTTTGTAATAACTCCAGCCGCAAGTACACTTTATCCAGCAATCACAAGCGCCAGCTTTCGCACCGCACATTGTGCAGGTCATTTTGGCTTTAATAAAAAACATATCCATCGGTGTTGCTGTGTGGAAATCTGATTCTTTCATGCTAATATCTTTCCGGCATTGCTGGCCCTATCTCGGGGCAGTCTGGTTTTAAGCCTCGATAATCAGGCCATACTTTAGAGCATACATTTTACTTATAGCGCTCTGCCTCGCCAGCATCATCGTCATAGCTCATTGATCCAGCCGCAAAGAATAGAGCCAGGATGATGGCGCATAGTATGTGGACTCTCATGACTCGCCCTTCTTGATAAACGCGCTAGCCTTCACCCCGAACACATTAGCCAGCTTTAATATCGTGTCGCTGTTGCAGCTCCCACGCCGCAGCATAGTTGATACCGCAGCCGGTGAAATACCAAGATGCTCGGCTAATTGCTCTTGATTCCAGCCCTTTTTCTTCATGTAAATTTTAGTTGATTTTGTTATATCCATGTCGCGCCTCGCTTGGTTAGGCTTTAATAATACGCTAAAAATATAATTTGTAAAGCGCTTGATTTAATAATCGAAAGGGTGCTATTGTTTGACCACAACAACGGAGAAGAAAGCATGATAAATATATCTGAAATAGTAAAAGACTGGCCTGTAGTGGATGGGTGGAGTGTCAGCACTGGCGTCTCATGGTGCGCCAAAGGCTTTAGATTGAAGGTTGGCATAAACTGTTATATCAGCGACCGGGCTCATGTTGGCGACCGGGCTCATGTTGGCGAAGGGGCTAGTGTTGGCGAAGGGGCTCATGTTGGCGACCGGGCTCATGTTGGCGGCTGGGCTCATGTTGGCGAAGGGGCTCATGTTGGCGAAGGGGCTAGTGTTGGCGAAGGGGCTAGTGTTGTTTGTAATATTGGCTATGCAGACGGCTACGGCAAGGCGCTTTGCTCTTTTGAAGGGGTCGCATACATTGGGGCTGGATGCCAGTGGTTAACTCTGGATGATGCTATAGAGCATTGGTCTAATCACGACGAAGATAGAAGCATGACTCTATGTCTGATGGAATCGGCCAAAGCGATAGCCAAGCTGAAAGGGCTAAAAACTGGAGCATCATGATGCTAAACGCAAAGCTAAAAATAGCAGTTTTTAAGCACATAACCCTGAATTATTTAATGATTGGCGAGGCCGGGCCATACGGTCGAATAACTAATTATCTGCAAATATCAAAACCTATTGAGGTTGAATTTGAACCTAATGACGGCGGCGAGTTGCTGAAAGAGCAGAAAGAGAAGCTGATTAAACTAGCAGAGCAATCGGTGAAAGAAGCACAGCAAAAACTAGATGATCTAAATAACGGAGAATAAAATGAAAACTACAACAAGAGATGTAGGTGTTTATAGGCACGTAAGATCTGGCATCAGTATCGCCGGCGAAGCAGAAAGGTATAAACACGATAATGACTACATCCTTACATCAAACATTGTAAATGTTAAATTTGAAGTGGTCGATATTCTAGCCGAGAACGATGCAATGAAAGCTATCAGGATCAAGCTAGCACAAGAGCGGCTAGAGGTGGCGCAAAAAGACTTGGAGGACCTGCTATGAGTGACTACACGATATATACAAGGATTGGCGATGCAAATATAGAGCTTCGCATTGAGTTTGAATACTTTCCAGGTACACCAGCCAAGATTACCGGAACAATGGAAGACGGATGCCCAGCAGAAGGCCCGACACTTAACGTGACAGAAGTTCAAATAGTGCCGTCCATAGAGCCGAGAGACATAACCGATTTTGAGATATGGGGGCAGCTCATAGATAAGGCCTGCCTTAACCACGTTGCAAGCATAGGGGAAGCGTGATGAGTAAAACACATTATCGCAAAGTATTTAAAAGCGACCACCTTGGCGTGGCTGATCTTGAAGATTTTGTCGAAACAGGCAGCAATCTAAAGTTTACAATATCTCACGTCAACCAAGAGATTGGCGCAACTGTTGCAGGTAAAAAGATAAACGCCAACATCGCATATTTTAACGAGAAAATTAAGCCTCTAGTGCTTAATGCCACTAATTCTAAAACAATGAGGAATTTAACGGGAAGCAGCTTTATTGATGACTGGGCTGATATTACGGTGCAGCTTTACATAGACAAGACCGCACAGCTAATGGGGGAAATTGTTGGCGGTGTGAGGATTAGTCCCAACAAGGTTAGTGCGACTAAAGAGGAGCTGACACCAAACCATGCTAAGTGGGGCGGCGCTGTAGCCGCGTTCAAGCGCGACGGCAATCTAAAGGCCGTTATGGATGTAATGACTATAAGCAGAGAAAATCAGCAGCTTATAATCGACCAGGCTACCGACAATGTTTGAGTTCCACGATGTTGAGCAGAATAGCGACGCGTGGTTTGACCTTCGTGCAGGGAGGCTTACCAGCTCAAAGCTCGGCGTCGTGATGGCGAACTACGGGAAGGCGTTCGGCAATCCAGCCAAGCAGTACGCTGTTAATATCGCTGTAGAGCAAATTACCGGGAAGCCCATGCCTAGCGGCTACCAGAACGAACACATGCAGCGCGGCCACGAACAGGAGCCTGTAGCCCGCATGATTTACGAGACCGACACATTCTCCACCGTAAGCAATGGAGGGTTTTTCGGCTCTGAGTTCATTGGATGCTCACCTGACGGGATGGTATTCGACAGTGGTGTAATTGAGATCAAATCGGTAATACCTAGCGTTCATTTTGCCAACATCAAAAGACAGTCGCTTGACCCGGCTTATCGCTGGCAGTGTATCGGCAATCTTAAATTCACCGGGAGGGACTGGCTAGACTTTGTGAGTTACTGCGCTGACTTTCCACCCGACAAGCAGTTATTCACGCATCGCATTGAACCTGATAGTTTTACCGATGATTTCAAGATGATTGATGAGCGTATCAGTGAGTTTAAGGCGCTGGTCGATAAGACTCGGCAAGATATTTTAAACCTCGACTACAGGACGTAACTATGTACAGAATCAAATACTGGTACACCGGGGACGATAACCCAAGGTGGTGCTTATCTGGCACTATGGACTACAACTCAGCGGCAATGATTGTCGAATCTGGATTACATGAGAAGGCGCATATTGTGTGCGAAGGGGAAATATAATGTTCATTATCGAATGCGACCCGGCAATAAGTGAGTCCCATATTTTTAAGTTTGACAACGAAAAGGATGCTTTTACGGCTGCTTCTGTTATGGCGAAAAAACATAATGTAGTGGTAACTGTCAGCAAAGAGATTAAAAGGTTCCGTCTCATTGTTCAACAGGAGGTTGTACAGTCATGACTATTGAAGTAAAGATATCTTGCGACGCTAGTGGTTGTTTTAACGAGAGAGACCTTTACGACTGGCCGACTGACAGTGATATTGAAGATATGGGATGGCACCTTCATCCTGGCGTTCCAGAGCAACAGTATTGCGACGAATGCTGGCCTGTTGTAAAAAAAGAAATCGACGAAATACGCAATTCAGGATGAGCATCAATGACTAAACCACTAATGGCACAACCAGGCACCGTAATGGCTGCCATCGAAGCTATGGAGTCAATCATTCATAATAAACGGCAGGGTATGAAAGAGCAGGCTGTAGACAGGCGCAGGCTTGAGGTTATTAAGAAGGTGTTGATCGGTGATATTTAGACAAAAAAACCCCGCAATTAAGCGGGAAAATGTGGGCCGTCGCCCTTTCGGAGAAACTAAAGGATAGCACATGAAACCAATATACGCATTTAATCTGTTTATATGGGGCATGGTGACGGGCCTAAACTTATTCGCGTTAAGCTGGCCCGATAATATGCCAGACCATGTTTACGGGTCGTGGCCGCTGGCTGTCGTGGGAATATGCGCGGCTATTTTTTGCTTTATAAAAGTGACGCGGCCTGATAATTAGTCAGTATTTAGCAGCGCATCGACCAGCCCCACTGTGCCATCGACTTTAGCCAGCCCATTATCGGCTAGCTTTTTCTGGTAGCTAGACAGTTGAGTGATAACGTCATACGGGTTTTGTCCGCGCTTTCTGATTACTTCGATCTCGCTGGCAAAGCCTGCATCAACTAGCGCCTTATTACCCATAGCTTCTTTTAGCGGATCAATCCACGGCATTTGCTGGCCAACAAAGAGCGCGTCATTGACTGTCAGCGGGTCAATGTCTCGCGGCATAGGAACAACGCCGGAAAGATTAGCGACACGGACAAAGTTAGACCATGTGGGATTAACTATAGCGCAAACAAAGTTATCCGTTTCGATAGCGTAATTAACCCACTGTTCGACAAGCTCCTGCCTTTGAGCTGAATATGTGCCGTCGTAGCTTTTAGATATAGAGCTGTAACTTGTGCCAAACCCAGCCGCCACTGCCTTTAGCTGGCCAGCCCTGAATGTAATTAAATTTGGGTTAGGTCGCTTTGAGTCGATCATTCCTATATCTTCGCCGGGGCCAAGGTCGTCAATAACCATTCCGGCCTCAAAGTCTATTTGGCGGTCGGTTTCGCTTGCGCTGTAGTCATCTGTTGACCCTTTGCGAATGTATGCCGTCAGCTTCGCCGCTATCTTTGCAGCAACCCGCTCGCTCTCTTCATAATCTTTGACGTCTTCGAGGCGATTTAAAATACTGGCGAATTTCGTTACGCCGCGCATTTGCCCGATTGATTCCAGCCCCGCATAGTGTAAAACCCTCGCCCACGGTACAGGCACAGTATCAACGGACATAGTATTTAAAGTTGTCTGCCACGGCGATTGCTTTATAACGTGCAATGCTTGCGGCCTGCCCCATCCATTAACCCTGATGCCCTGGATTATTTTGTCAGTCGTGTTGTTCAGGCCAAGTGGCACACTATCTGCGTCGATCATCTCAATAGAGAATGGAACTCGCGTTCCGTGCACTAGCCCGGCTTTATCACCGAACACCATCTGGCCGAATACCTCGCCATCACGATAGCGCGACCATGCCAGCAGTCTTTGCACTTGGCTCCACTTGTGCCGCCCGGTCACATCAGGGCTTGCCGTCCAATCCTTCCACGCCTCGCGCAAATCGTTAGCGTATTGTTCGTGGACATTTCCTGACGTGTCTTTTGGCTGCGGCTCGATGCCAACACCATTGCCAACAACATTGTTAACCATAGTTTCTAGGACGCCACGGGCTAAATCGTGGTTTAAAACAGCGTGACGGGCTTGCACTCTTAGATCATACGCCGACCGCTGCACATTTATGTTCTGCCCGCCGGACGACTTGCGAAAGTTTCGAAGTCTATTTGACTCGCTCGCCTCGTAAGATGCCGCAGCGCTGCGATAAGCTGCCCGCCTAGCTGCCTTTTCCGGCGATATGTAATTAATCGCTTTATCGAGGATGTTCATCTTAAAGCCCTGTATTAAGGTTAGCTTTTGCAAAAGAGAGTGACCCGCCACCGGCCTCGCTTCGCAGCTTTCTCGCAAGATCTCGCTCTAACTTCGCTATCTCTGCGCGGACTTCTTTCAGCTCAGTCATTTTATGGCTTTTGCCATCTCGCGCCATTTCTTGCGCGCCAAGTATTTCAAGTTCTGCGGCTTTATATGCGGCGAGCCTTGTTTGAATTTCTGCTGATGTTGCCATTTTATCACCTAGTAAACTGTTGCAATCGTGCTAATTTCATCTTCAAGATAGCCATAGGTTGAAACGTATGGTGCAGCACTTTCATCCGACCCAAATACCTCGCCATCAATCGTCTTTTCTTCTGACATTGCAAAGTCTGAAACAACAAATGAATCAGCCTTCTCAGCTATGCGCTCATCCTCGTTATTCTTTAATATTATATCAAACACACCATGCCCAAGCGTAACGTATGCAGATTCATCGCCAAACCGATAGTAAAGCTCGTCATACGATGAGAATACGACAGGCTTTGCAGCAACGGTCTTTATGGTTGTTTCACCTTGTTTGACATTAACGCCATTATGTTTAGCTGTATTCCCGCCGTATGAAATTACATTATTGTACGATTCTATCGCCGAGGATGCTGATTCTTTGTAGTATGTTGTTGTTTTTACAGAATGGAAATTGCCAATCTCCTCTATATAATCGCCATTTCCGAGTATTCTAGGCAGCACTGATATAAAGGTTATTGTTAGAGTGTTGTCATCTGTCGTGGTTGCGCCGTCCCATGTGTGCACCCTGGTTTCGTCACCGTCGATGTCAGCTATTCGCTTAGTATATATATCGCCTGCGTCTATATCTGTTGTTCTTAAAGATGTGTTGGCTATCGTTTTTGTTCCCGATGTTGGGAAACCAAGCCCGCCCGGTCTCTCCCATGATCCAGACTCAACTGAAAGAGCATTATAAGCTGATTCGAGCGTCACTATCTGCTCAGTCCATGCTCCTGTTGATCCAGTCCAGAACACACCTATAGGCCCAGAATATCCGCCTGTTGTTGTGACTGTCCTAGTCCACGACCCAGACGTTCCAGAAGGGTCGTCTTCTGGCTCATTCCCAGTTTTAACCTCGCTAGTAACATTCGCGTCTGCCACGGCGTATTCCTGGCTAGAATCAACAACTGCGCTAAGGCCATCGCTTGAGATAATAGCCGAGCAATAACCATCGCCATCGAACCCGTATATTTTACCGCCGTCCGGCCTTGTGTAAATATGGATCGAATAGGGTAGTGTAGCTATAACCACGCTACCACTTAGGCCGTCAACAGGCGATGAATTCACAGTCCCGTCAGAAAATACCGTTATAAACCTTCCGCCTGAAACCGCGAACACTGCCCTTATATGAATTGCTGATATAACGGGGCTGCCTTTTGAGAAGGCAAAGTTTGATGAGCTGCTAATTATATACGGCTCTGTATCGTGCGCGAATTTATTAAGCGCCCCAAAGTTTGACAGTTTTATTTTGTCTAGCTGGTCATCGCCTCTCAATAAAACTGGCTCTATCCCTTCTCCAGCGGGATAAACAGAGACATAATCATCTCGCGGGCTTAAAGAATACGCAGGGCCGATAATAAACGGTGAGCACCCTCGCGGATTGCTCTCAAAACCTACAACCTTGGGGCTATCCCAGCTCTGCCCGTCGAACTTAACAACCACTCTATCATTCAATAAAAAGGCTGCCCGGTTGCAGGTCATGTACTCTATTGGCACATCAATTAAATCTGTAGCCATGTTTATATCCAACCCTAACGTCGATGATGATGCCGCGTCAATTGTTACGCTGCAAGTTTGATCGGCGTTAAACCCAGTGATTTCGGCTAGCCGATATGTCGGCAAAAACTTCTGCCAGCCCGGTAATATCGCGGCATTGTAATAGCACTGATGGCCAAATTGAACTCCCCGCGCCTCTAAATGGCCATCGTCTGATACTGGCGCGCTGGCTCCGGGGGCGATTAGTATCAAGTCATTTTCGCCAGGCACTTCGATAGACGCCACATCACCAGATGCGCCTACAGTTAAATCGCAGCACCACGCCTCCATGTCATTTTCAAGCACGAGGTCTGTTAGCTCTTTTTTATCTAATTCAAGAGCGGTCTTTTCAAACTCTAGCTCATTGACAAGAATTTCCTTTACAAGCAGATCGCCTCGCGCCCTCAATGCAACCTCAGTGGCGCTAGTAACAGCCGATCTCTGAGTCTGGTTGTCGTCAGTCGGGGCAAGAATAAAAGCGTCAATGGCTGAATTCATCACTGACAGCGCAGAATCTAGGGCGGCTTGTGCGGCATCTCGCTCAACTATCAGATTAGATAGGTCTGCGTCAATTTCCGCAATACGCGCATCAATTTCAGATACGCGCCCATCTCTTTGAACCGTTCCCGTGTCAACAGAAACACTATAAAGCCCCGCGCCTATGTGGTTGTTGACCGTAACTTCGCCCATTACAACTGGCTCGCGCCTACGTCCATATATGCGCTGGTTTCATTAACAATGTAATTTATATAACTTACTGTGAACTCCTCACTATCAACAATAGCATTCTGCCCCGGCCTTAAAAACCAATCTATACCACATCGAACACGAGTCCCGCCGTTGTATGTTGTTACCGTCTGTATATCTTGAAGCGTTCTCGTTGTTGTGTCTGACGGCGCGAGAGGAACAAAAACAGACTCGTAGCCTGATAGTGTCGCCGTGTAATTGATCGCGCCTCTAGCCGCACTGAGCGACGTTAAAACACTCCTCGACATTTCCTGAATAAACACTTGCCCATCAAATGACGCTTCTCGATAAATCACAAAGGTCGGGCTAACCTCTGATGACAAAAAGCTAATGTAATCACCGCAAGCAGGCACAACAGCCTGTAAATAATTCGAGCGGTCTGTTTGCAGTGTGGCCTGCCATGACGATATGGGTATTCTTTTTGTTTCTGTCCCGACAACATCCATAACGTAATTAATTACAGCGTAGTCGGGTATTAATCGGCTCCAGTCGTGGAACACTGAAAAAGCAGCAGCCCCCAATGGTGAGTCAACGGCGATATGTACAATTATCGGATTGTCGGCACTGCCGTTTATTGGCGCACCGTTTATCGAAAATAAATTAGGCACTTAAAATCTCGGTGATCAGCCCTCTGATAACAAGGCGGCCTGTATAATTACCTGTTCCGGCTGTCACTAGCCCGCCCCCAAATTGCTTAGCCCCTTCGCTATTCGTCGGCTTTATCATTTCCGCCGCATAGTCGCCGGTTAGAAGCGTTGTCTGAGTCGAGGCTAGCCATTTAGTTAAATTGCCGTTTATGCCGAACGATATGAAGGGTTGTGTTGTATCACTTACCGTTGTTGCGATAAACCCGAACTCTATAGGAGTGAACCGTAAATAATCCGGCATGATAAACTGGTAGTCTGTGGGGTCTATGCATATCCAGCTTAAATCACCATCACCAGTATTGGCCGCGCCTACAGTCGTAGTCCATGTTGGCTCGGTGCTTCCGCTTGTCCCTGAACCAAAATAACTGCCGACCCACTCGTAACACAAATAGCACTTACCATTCGATACTGTTGGGAATATAACGTCACCGTGCTCGTATGACGTTGTTGCAGCCCATGTTGGAGAATCTCCCAAGTTTATCGGGTCGCTGTAAATGATCATTTCTTGAGCCAAATGCTTCGCTGTTTGATCTTCGTCAACTGTCGCCGAGAACTCGCCAAAATGCGGAGCTATGTACTCAAACCCTCCAAGGTGGCGCTGGTAGTTCGCCGTTGGGTATTTATACGAATTTATATGCAATGCGTGTTCGGCAGTCTTTCCTGCATCACCTGTCCATTGGTTTATTGCTGTTTGCCGCGCTGATAATGCCTCGCTATAACCGCCGATTGCTATAGCCCTGCCGCCTGCGCCACCTGCGGCCTCTGAGTTCGACCCGATTGATATATCATACAGCCCAGTCGCTTTTGTTTTATATCCGGCGACAATCGACTGGCTGCCACTGGCGACCTGATCCGACGACGTGCGCGAGGGCTGTAAATTAACTGACGCAAAGCCTTTAGCATCGCCACCATTATCGAACCCTTGCGGGAACTCATCTAACATGCCAGCCGTTACCCTTGCAGCCACAATGCTGCCTATCGGCCACTCTTTCGCAGTAGTGCTTTCTCTGCCCCTTGTGACAGTAAATATCAGCCCTGCCACCAGCGTGCATTGAACAATCTCGTAGTCAGTATGGTCAAAAGGGTTAACGATTGTCAGATATAGAATCTCAGTTGCCGCTGGTGTCACAAGGTCGCCAACTGACGCCACCGTGGCCGTGAGGTCGCCAATAGACATAACCGCTGTCAGTTCGTCCTGATAGCTATTATAAAAAACGTACTTGCTCATAACCTATCCAATCGTTGCGGAAACTAGCGCAACTACCTGATTAATTTTAATTGCCGTGGTGTTTAATACAATATAACCCGCCACCGGAACAACACCGGAAGTGGCAGGAAGAGATAACAGTAAATTATCATCGCCGTCTAAAAGTTCGCCGTATGTCGCTGTACCTGATGCCACCGCCTGAACTTGTGTAGGCTCTGTTATCGTCAATATCCCAGTTACACCAGACACGCTGCCGCATGGGTCATTTAGTGTTATTGTCGCCAGCAAAACATCGCTATCGTCTTTTATTAACACCTTGCCCGCCGTCGCTGCGCCGTCAATAGTGTCAAGCATCCCCGTGTGCGCGCCTACAAGCGCGGCAACGGTATAAGTCGCTGATACTGGGGCTGGCATTATGTTTTACTCAGTAGTGACAGGTTAAGCACAGAGTCGGCCCCGACTTGCGTGTAGCCGGTCGGCACTGCCTCAAAAAACCCGCTATGCCCGGAAACATTTAACCGACTGTAAGCCTCGACAATGCGCTCGATATTCTCCTCATATTCTTTGCTTTTTGTTCGCCACATAACCACCGCCAACCTGTCTCCGTGACTTGATCCGCCGTCATTTACAGCCACCCCGCCATCGAGCGTTTTAACGACCGTGACGCGCCGGGTAATATCGCCAAAACTAGAAGATGGTTTCGCGTCAATAGTCACAAAACCATCTATGTCGTAGGTCTGAGTTGATATTGTGATTATCATATCGGCGCGGGGCTTCCCAACAGCATATCAAGGCCGTCAGAATTCACCCTTACTTGTATTGTTCTCAGTATTTCCCACATAAAGCCCTCTAAATGAGGTTGCAATCCTGCTCCGTCGATCTGAATTATACCATCCCCACGGTTTAGCGCCTTGGCCCTTGCTTCCATTTCTTTAATCTGCGCGGCGGTTAAGTCTTTCTGTAAATCAAGAGCCTCTTGCCTTCTGTCGTTTTCTATTTCAATCTGCCGCTCGATTTTAAATTGGTCGCTCAGGCTTGTATCACCGCCATAGGCTAGGCCATAAAGGTCAGTTAATAACTGCCCGGTGCTTTCAATCGTGGTATTTATTGATTCATAAGCCGCTTGTATTTTGAGTGCGTCGGCCTCGATCTGAGCGACGGCTATTTCTGTGTTGCCGCGTATGACTTCAGTCTGAATATCAACGCGGGCCTGTAGCATGACCTCGTTCCATCGCGCTTGGGCTGCTGCTGCTTTGTCTGCCTCTCTAGCTGCGTCGCTTATGGATTTAGCGGCCTTGCTTGTTTTGTTTTCTAGCGAGTCTGCGGCATTCGAGCTATTAATCAACCCTTGCTCGTAGCCGACAATCTTCCCGGTGGCCTCATCGTAAATAGGCACGATTCCGGTCATGGACTGCTCTAATTTTTCGTTTACATCAACAACCCCTGCAAGACCTTCTTTAAACCCGGTAACAACGTCATGAGTTTCTGACATGACAGGCTGTAGATTTAACTGCGCGGCCAACGCTGCAAACGATGATTTTGTAAACTCTTCAAAACTAAGGCCAGCTTTTACAACGCCATCCTCAAGCTGTAGCATTTGCGATGCAATCAGCGCCGATTCAATAGAAAAGTCCTCGACACCTTCTGCTAGTTTTTTTGCCGACTCTTCGTCGGCTACTTTTTTTACCGTGACACCAAAATCACTTACAGCGTCTTTCAGATCGCCTATCTTCTGCTCCGTGTCATTAATTGCGTCATTCCCTTGCAATAGACCTGCAAGCCAGTCGCCAGTCGCTGCCCCAGCCTCACCAAAAGCACCTGGAAGCCCTGTAGTTAAAATCCTGATAAGGGGCAACAAAACGTCAGTCGTCGTGTCTACGTTTTCCTCTATCTTGGAAGGGTCTGTGATCTGCTCAACAAGGTCATATATCTCGCTACCTAGTGATGTATCTCTCCCTGTAAGTGCCGATAGAGCGTCATCAATTCCATTTTTTAGAACAGTGCCAAGCGCATAACCAGCAGCCCCCGCCGCAGCCACAAGACCACCTTTTCCTAATAGCGCAATAAGCCCTGTGCTGCCTGTTAGCTTTGATGCCACCGCGCCAAGCCCACCGACAAGCCCTGCGCCTTGCTTAATAACCAAAAACTGCAATAGCGTTTCTATTGTAGGCATCAGGTTATTAAGGCCGGTGGAAAGTATATTCGCTTGTTCCGCGAACCCGCCGACCAGCCCCGCTGTTTTGAAAACCTCATCGCCTAGCTCGCTGGCGTCTGTAGCGAGGTCGCCAAACGTATCGACCATTGTTTCAAACGATTCAATCACGCCTCCTGTAAACGCGCTAAGACCAGCAAATGAATTGCCGATTAAGGTAATAGCCTGGGCCAGCCCGTTTGCTGTAGTCAGGTCTGCCCCGTCGAATATTTTGCCGAACGCATCACCTATTGACTCTAGCCCGCGAATAAACCCGCTTAGGTCAGCTTGATCGAATGCCGCTGGTATGTTTTTGGCTATCGTTGCTAGTGTTTTTTCAAGCCCCTCCATTTGGCTTTCAATATACTTTATAAAATCAGTAAGCGCCCCGTCTTGAACCTCTTTTCCAATGGCTAAAAATATAGCCCTGATTGCCTCTGCGATGCCGCCAAACTCATCTAACAACGGATCACCGATTGAAATACTTAGCAGCGTGAATCCGTTCACAATTTTCTGGATGCTTAAATCAAAAGAGCCGGCCATCTTCTTAAATGCCGCGTCCGTAGCCCCTGAGCTGCCTGCCATAGCATCAAGGGTTTCGGCAAATTTTTCTGATGCGTTGCCTGTCAACTGCAAAACGGCTTTCATAGCCTCAGTGCTGCCAAACAGCCTTCTCATTTGCTCTTCGCTTCCGCCCGTGGCTTCGGCAACCGAGTTTAGAACGCTTTGCAGCCCGTTAGCCTTTACAGCCTGGGCACTAAATTCTAGCCCTAGCTCTGCGGCTATGGTTCTTGCCTCGCTAGACGGCGCTATCATCGCAGTAAGGGCCGCATTAATAGCCGTAACCGCTTGCCCTGTCGGGATACCAACAGAGGTCAGCGCGGCAATAGATGCGTTTAAGTCAGAAAAGGGGATTTCTAGCGTTGCGGCTGTACCTGTCACATTTGACAATGCCGCTGATAATTCAGGGAGTGTGGTCTGGCCCTTCTCAACCGTCGTGAACAATATGTCACTAAACTCAGCGGCGTGTTCCATGCCAAGTCCGTAGGCATTGAGCGACGATACTAGCACGACCATCGAGTCATTCAGGTCAGCCCTACCGCCTACCGCAAGCTGCTCTGCAACCCTTAGTGCGTCGATAGAATCGGTATAATCAACCCCCGCAGAGATAGCGTTATACGTTGCTGCGGTGATTGTTTCGAGTGATTGTGTGCTAGTGCCCGCGTAATCTAAAAGCGACTGTTTGAAACGGTCTAAATCTTCGACCGGCGCATCAATTAGTGTTGAAATTTCGCGGAATGCGGTGTCAAAACCACCGGCGGCAACAATCGACGCGGCTGTCATTGCTACGCCAACCGCCAAAATACCAGCCTCTAGCTTTACAGCACTGGTGGTAAAATCGGCGACTGGTTGTGTGGCTGATTGTACGCTCGAAGAGAATGAACTGACGCCATTGACGGCGGATTGCGTGGCCAGTGCGGTTTTATCAACGCCGTTAAATATTATGTCTATCGTGCGTTGTGCATCAGCCACTTTTGAGAGCCTCTATTCTGTCGTTTTGCTCGCCGATATGGAGACCCCAGAGAGCTATTTCATCGTCCGTTAAATACCCCTCTGGGAATATATCAGGGCGCACTTCATAAAGGCATTTTCCTAGCCTGTCAGCGAGAGCAAGGCTTGCCCTTACGCTCCCGTCTTCCCAGAGGGCTTCGGCTTTCCCGGCTCTTGACCTTGACCTGTTAGAGCGTCAATTTTATTGGTCAGCTCGTAGAAAATCACGGGGAAAGTTTCGGCCAGTTTCACAACCGCATCACGGGAATTTGCGTCTATCTTCGGCGACACTGATCCAAGCATTAACGATTCAATTCTACGCGATACGTCTTGCGGAACATCAGCGCCCGTTAAGCCTAGCGCACTCGTTACCGCTTCGATCTTATCAGGCGCATTAGCCAGCGCACCGATCAATGCCCGCGCTGTTTCAGTCCGGTCATAAGCCTGTTTGGTTTGCGCCACCTCGATAGCTGTCAGTCCTTTGACAGTCCACACGGCCTCCTCACCATCGGCAAAATACTCTGCCAAGTCTGGGACTTTTACATCCTCAGTGCGTGGCGAGTATTTTGCCTGCGTGAATCTATCTAAGTCCATTAAGACAGCACGTCGATGGTTTTGCTTTCAGGTGTGATGGTGCACGATACGGGGCGTTTACCCTGTACCGGGTTGGCAATCGCCACACCTAAAATGCCCTGGGTGTATTGCTTAGGGAAAGAAGTGTCGCGGTCTGGTCGAAACTCAAACCATAGTGACTCGCCTTCCTGCTGTACAACAGCATCAGTAATGCCGTCAACACCCTGGAACGTGAATGTGGCCTGCCCCAATGATGAGCTAGATGAGCCGATAGGGCCATCGTAAGTATCTGTGCTCGACACGCTGTAGCTTGGCTTGGCTGGCACCCAGTCGCTTACGTTTGGCACTGCTGAAAATAAAGGAGTAGATCCTTTAATCCAAACCTTTTTCGTAACTGATGCCGTGTGAATCAATGGCAGCGCGTCGGCAAATGTAACTTCGCCTGTGCCGCTATCCAGTGAATAGACAGGGAAGTCACTACGCTCTTGATGAGATCCTACAACTTGATAAATCTCAGTGCTTAAAACATCGCCCGCCGTTACCGATGAGGTGCGAACTTGGCCGATCTCAACCGAACCAACAGGGATAAAGGGAGGGCCACCCGTCGCGCCTCGGGTTTCTGACAGCGTGGGGCCATCAGTACCGGAAACCGCAGCCAATGCGCCAGAGCTGTTAATAGTAATCGAGGTTACATTGATAATATCTGTAGTGATGCCGCGAGTAATTGAAACATTTCCAGACGATACTGACACATCGCCGTCGGCGTCTGCTCCTGTAGCTTCTGGCATTTTTGCGGTCAGCGCTGCGACAGTCACACTGTCATTGGTGCCGGTGTTAGGCGTGATGACTCCGCCCGTCAAAAGGCCGTAAGGGGCTACTAGCGCCTCCGATCCTGCCTTGTTTGAGATAGGAGAGAAAGACGCGGCAAACGTGGTGTAATCGCCGCTGTCCGTCATTTCTTCAAAAGCCTGTGCAACTTGCCCGGCTTCGTATTTTAAAATTGAACGACCCATGATTTTATCCTCTACGATAATGTGTAAGGGTCGCCCCTCACATGACTGAATTTAATTGTAAATTGCGCTTCTGCGCCTACGAACGTGGAATTTAAAGTGATCCCGCCGCCGTCGTATTCTGTGTTTTGTGCTAATCCGCCGAACGTACTATCGGCGAACATTTCCGTAATAATTTCGGCTTGCAGTGCGTTGGCCTGCGCTCTTTGCGTATCGCCATCACGCCCAATTGTTGCCGCTGCTCTTGCTACTGCCACGGGTATTTCGATGATCGTTTCGTCATAGTCGCTGGTCGCTGTTTCAACATCGTCGAGCACTAGCGTTATTGGTAGCTCTCGCTCATCTGTGGGGATTTCGGTGTTATATTCACCGCCTACCGCAAGGGTTATTGCTGCTAATAGTTGCTCGCGTATTGATACCGGCATAGCTAGACCGGGTACTTCTTCTGCAATAAGTAATTAATTGATTCGAGCATTTTCGACTCGTAAATCTCTTCGGCTTCAACGTCTTCCTTGATGTTGCCAAACGCCTGCGATACCGATGGCCCATACAGCAATAGCAATTTTCCGCCTTCCGGCCCTGCTGTCTTCCTGCGCTGTGCTATTGATACGATCCCGCTTTTCAGCAAGATATAAAACGGCTTTCCTGTGCCGTCAGAGCTGCCCTGCACAATCTTTCGCTTGCCAGGTGTTACCTCTACACGCATGCCTCGCGGGGGCACTGGGGGCGCTTGGCTGCCCGTCCATGTATTATTTCTAATTGCTGGCGTGGTCGAATATCTCGATAACAACCGGCCTTTTTTCTTTGCTTTTACGCGGCCTTGTAAATTTGAGTTGGTCGCCTTGCTTTTAATGTCGAGCTTGTCGCGTACTTCACCAGCTTTGATTTTTAGCTCTGCTCGAATGCCAACACTTGCCGCAGTTCTGGCAATCGGTAATGATTTATTGATCGCAATACGAAACGCATTTTTTGAATTGCCGCCGACAAACTCCAAAAGACTGATCGCGTCTTTTACTTGACCTTGATTGACTTCGACAGCGTTCGTCATGCTTTAACCGTCATGCTGTATTCAATGCCGTTATCTTTAAACACGTCATCAACGTGATATGTCGTACTACCCACTAAAAACTGATGATCTTTAAACGGCCTGATCGGTATTTCTGACTTTCTGACGCTAACCACGGCTTCCACCCCGGCTACGTCAACACCGGCTTCTGAATACGTTTGCAGGTCTTTATCAACCAACACCAAGCAGCTCGCGTTAATGACAACCGAGTCTTCGTCGAGAGCGATGGCAGCATCACCATGAAAGTTGTAGATGCTGCCATTTCTCGAATCAAACTTGTCGTCAAAAGAACTCACTAAGCAACGGTGCCAGGTGTGCCGGTCAGCTTAACGGCGATGGTAGTAACACCATTACCGGCAGCCTCAGCCGCGAAACAAGCCGCGCCCGTTACATCGCCAGTTGCAGGTGTTGCTGCGTTGTCATCAAAAGCACCAGCCGACACATCCCATGTCAGGCTTTCGCCTTGGGCGATTACAGCCGCAGATACTTTGGCGAAGTTATAAACACCAGTTACAGCAACCGCGCCTGTGCCTGTAGTGGCGGCAATATCAACCAGGGCAACGCCAAGCGTTTCGCCCATAACCACTAAATCACCAGAGCTGATGGCAGAGCCTGAGTTTGAATAATCAATGACGTTGCCGTCTTGTACAAAATTTGTAGCCATTTTCTAAACCCTCAAAATAATTAAATGGCGCTATTAAACGCCCGGCTTAATTTATGCGCCTGCGTCTGTAACAGCACCTTGATAGCCAACACCGGCAATACCGTAGTCCAAGGACACTTTGTAGCTAGTGCCATCGACCGTAAAGCCCTGCTCCATCTCTATGGTAGGCTCTTGCATACCATCCAAAAATGCGACCTCAAGCACAGGCGCAATGGCTGGATCAGCAAACAAGTAGCGGCGTGTGCCGGTAATGCGTGGTGAGTCAACAACATCGCCAAACAGCCCGCGTACCACGTTGGGCTTGCGCTGGTTCTTGCTGGTATCGTCGTTGTATTCCTGTGCGTTAACTTCGCGCATTGAGCCACCAAGGCCAATTGGCACAACGGCCACGGCTGGGGATAAGTCGAGGAAGTCGTTACCGCCATTGTCCTGCTGGCTGGCCATGATTACGCGGTTAGCGTCAATGGCGGCAACACTGATTGCAGACCCCGCACCGATGTTGTTGTGGTCGGCGTGGAACAATGATTTACCATCGCCTAGCAAGGGGCCAAGGCCGCTATTAGATGTAAGGGCGGTGTAAACGTCAGACTCAATAGTGCGGGCTGCACTACGGCCTAGATCGGCGGCGATGCTTACAAACGCGCCAAGGTCATCATTAACAACCATTTCGCGTGATAGGCCGATAATCAAACCCTTCGTGGAAGCTGTGATTGACTCTTTGGTGCCGTCGCCTAAGCTGCCGTTTTTGTACTCGTTCAGCTCGGTTTTGCCCATCAAATTGCCGATAGAGCCGCGCATGTAGCGATTGTGAGCGCGAAAGTCTGAAACACTGCCAACCGCACAGAATCGACGCCATGTATCAGCCGCTACGTTGTAGCCACCCAATAGCGCTTTGTGCATGGTGTTTTCGAGCAGAATCGGGAAGTCGCTACCAGAATAAGTAAAGGCAGCGGCAACAATCTCTTTCTTGCTCATGTGTGCCGATACAGCGCCGCAACGGTCAAGCGATGCTTTTGCAAAGTCGAGCAATGTGTGCCCCATGTAACCAGCTTTGATGGCTTCTTGACGCATTTCCGGCGTACCCTTGCCAGCTTTGCACAAAATAGCCGAGATGCTAGCGGCGCGTATTTCGTCGCTATGGTCAACAACAGTAATACGGCTAACTGACTGCGCGGGCTGCTGGCCTTTAGCAAGGACTTCAAGCAACTGAATGCCAGCGGCCTGTGCTGTTACCTTGTGGTCATTCTCGCAAGATTCGCGCAGAGCCAGAATCTCAGGCGTCTGCTCAAAGCCTTCAAACTTCGCTCGAATCTCAGTGCGGCGCGATTGATCGGCGGCCAGAATGTCGGCAGTAGATTTAACCGCTTTCACTTCTGCTTTAGCCTCAACATCCTTAGCTTCTACAGGCTTTGCTTCGGCGGGCTTTTTAGTCTCAACTTTTTTAGCTTCGACCTCTGGCTTTGTATTAGCTTCTGTTTCTTTTGGCATGGTTTTTAATCCTGTGGGCGCTTTGTGCCCTGCTTCGTTGATTGAGTTAATTAATGACGCTGCAATCTGCATTGGTTCCGTGATTTCATCCACGAGGCCGAATGCAAGTGCCTCTTCTGCGTTGAAGTAGTGGTCTTTGCCGCCTGATAACAGCGCTTGAATTTCGTCGAGAGTCTTGCCGGTTTTTGTGGCGATGCCTTGCGCATAAATCTCTGTCCACTTGTCGAGAACGTCGGCCATCTCTCGCATATCATCAGCACGACCCGCTGCGCCGCCGTGGGGCTGGTGCAACATCAAGAGCGCATTACTGGCCATTGTGGTGCGGCCTGGGCCTGATGAGATATAGGCGGCCATCGAATAGGCGACTGAATCAATAACGTATTCAATGCTTGCGGGGTGCGAGTCGAGCGCGTTGGCAATAGCGATGCCGTCCGGTACTGATCCACCGTAAGATGCGATGCGCACCTTTATTGTTTCGGCATCAATCTCTGCAATTTCTTTGACTAGGGTTTTCGCCTCTACAGTTTCATCAAACCAGCTAGGGCCAATGTCGCCATAAATCCAGACTGTAGGCGTACCGTCGTGCGCTGCTTTAATTTCGTAGGGTTTTGGCATAAAAACTCACTCCAATATAGCCGGAATGATATAAGCCTAGAGTGTGCCAAAATAGGGCAAAGTGCCGCTTTTAACACACTGTTGGCTTTGCGTCTGGATGCAAATAAGGGGCTTCTTGTATCCAGTGAATAACGCGAGGAGCGTTTATGTGATTTTGATCTAAAGCAATACTTGCCGCTAGCAAATAACTTGTTATAATGAACTCACACAAACAAGAACGCGGAGAAATAAAATGGCTAAAGTAATACAAGAAGTGTTGGAAGAATCAATGAAGGCTATAGCGCAGCATTACGCTGACAAAATGATCGCACAAGGCATTACGCCCACTAAGGCGCAAATTGAAGAATCTCTACAGAACAACTGGGAAAAAGTGAGCAAGGAAGTGTCAGAACTTTATGCGCAGGTTATGGCTCAGTTGGAGGCGGCGTGAGTCGCCGCTTAACATGGGCGCAGGATGGATATGGTCGCAACTTCCTACATTACAGTGATGAGCTTATTGTTATTTTATGCGGCCTGCCAGGCACTTCAGGAATGGAGCTTAAATGGTTGCACGAGGATTATGGGCCATGACGCCATCACAACAAGCGATAGAAGCAGGGCTGGAAAGCCTTGCTCAGGTCATAAAGCTAACAGGGCAAAGCCGCCAAACGCTAGCGAACTGGCAGCGAGACAAGCCCGACCTGTTTAGAATTGTCTTAACAGGGTGTGCAACTGAGATCCATGGAGAAAATAATGACTAAAGTATATCTTCAAAACTCAACACAAAAACGCGACGATCTAAAAACTAGCAACGAGCGCGCCGAATTCGATTTTAAGAAAATGTACTTGAATGCGATAAATCGGGATCAGTTCGACGATGACGGCACTCTGAAAATCACCGCTGGAATAATTGAAGGGTTTTACGTTGCCGGCGAGTCTAGCCCCGAATTATTCGGTACACGGTTCTAGGCGATACGTTGTACTTCTTGCAGATTGATTTTAAGTTGTTGCCTTTGAAGTCTGCCAAAATCATGGCGGAGCGCTCTTGCGCTGTTAACAGGTGGAACTGACATGGCCAGTAGTATTTCTGTCCGGCTATGTCATTGTCTGCCCCCCACATGATAATGCGCTCTGCAACGGTCGTGGCTTTCTTTTCATTGTCGCCAGTTTCAATTAAGGCTGTTTTTATCAGGTCTGCTAACTGGGTCATAAGCGCCGCCCCCAGTTGCCACTGGCCATGCTATTGCGTTGGCGCACTCGTTTTTTAGTGACCTCTTTCCTGATAATGCGTTCCTCTTTGTTGACCATCTGACTATTGCCGTCAAATATAGGCAAGGCCCATTCTGGTGGCTTATCCCATAACAGTCGGCCATTAGCACCAAACCCTAGATCGTCCATTACCGCTTCAGCATAGCCCCAGTTATCGAACGCCTCGTTCGCCGCGCCTTTCGGGCACTTCCACTTGCCATCAACACCGCGCTTTTCTGCTCGCAATTCTCGAAAGTAATCACTGGGTAGCCATGCAGAAGGATGAAAATACCCGGCACCTGGCACATCACGGCGCATTGAGTTGGCCACAATGTCCTTGAAGTAATTGGTCGCCAATAGATATATCGGCACGTCGCGCATTCTCCGGCCACGCGAATCACGCGCATAGCTTTTCACCACTGGCTTTTCTTGCTTGTGGTTGCCGCCTTTCACTAAACAAGCCCGATCGGACAACCCCGCCGACCTTAGTCGCTTAAGCCATGCATAGGCATTAGGTGTTACACCCGCCTCACCACCTGTATCGACGGCGGTGCGGTAAACCCTTAGCTCCTGCTCGCCACTTGTCTTGTAAGTGCCGTTGATTAGCTTGTCGGTTAATAAGTCCCAATCCTCAGCAAAGCCAGCCGGGTCAACTCGCACGTCCTTGCCGCCTCGCGTTGTATTGCGCAGAGAAAACCTATCAACAAGGCATGACTCACGATCTACGCCATAGGCTCGAACCTCACAGACAAAGCGCGACTCTACGCCGCCCTGTACATCCACTGACGCGATTAGAACCCTAGCCCAATCCGGCACAAGATACCGCTCTAGTCCGTGATCGACTCTATCTTCTGCGTTTTGTGTTTTATCTTCTTTCAGATAAATAGGTAGATAAGCCAAGCCCTGATCGGTGTTGCGCGTGGCTTTCAGGCTTTGATCTGATCCAGATACAACGTATTCTCGCAGCCCTTGCAGCTCTCGAAGTATTAAGCTGTCCCATTTTTGATATGCCGCCGCCACGCCGCCCAAACAATACCCAGCTATGTTGCTCGGTATTCTTTCGCCGGACAAATTGCCATCTTTATCGACTGACTGCCCATCGCCAACCCATCGAGCAGTTTTAATGCTATTCAGCTCGGGCTTGTGCTTCTGTTCTATCTGAGAGCCGCAATGAGGGCAGCATACAAGCGAATGCTTATGTGCCAGCTCGCCCAAGTCTGCATCTCGCACCATGTCGATTAATTCGTTTTCTTTTGGTAGTGTTGCGAATAGATCAAGCCCAGGCTTTGCCTCGAAATACTCTTTACAGTCTAAGCACTGCCAGTACCACCGGCACCGATCAGAATTGTTATAAATACCACCAACACCACTTACAGGCGGGAATTCATGGGGCGTTGACGGATCCCAATAAGCATCTTCATAGTCACGGCCCGGTGATGACTCAAACAGCGCCATGCCTCGACTAAGATACGTCTGTGTTCGCTTTAGCAGGAGAAGGAACCCAGAGCCGCCACCGTCAATATCATCAGGGGCGCGGTCGTAATCTGTCCACGCCACATAACGATAGTCACTGCTTGATAATTGGGATTCGCTAGGCCATCCAAGTTTGAGCCACATGCCGTTTTTAAACAGCTTGTCATGCGTATTATCGTCTTGCCCGCGTATGCTCAACAACTCCCTAAGCGCCTGAGAGTAGCGAATAGCTTTATCAATCCGAGTCTTTGAGAATTCGCGCGCTTTTGTTTGTGTCATTTGAACAATCAGCATATCGCCAGGGTCATTGGCGACATTGTGAGCCATCCATCCATCAATCAGCCCCATTGTTTTCCCCGTTCGAGCAGGCCCGACAAAACACACCGCCTCATGCTTTCGACTGGCTAAGGCGTTCATCGGCTCGATCATATACGGCGTTTCTTCCGCTGACCAAGGCCCTGTATAGCCACCGGCTTGGCTTATGCGCAACACCGACGCTGCCCCATCTGACACGCTCACGCGCTTAGGCGGTCTAAATGCCTGCGCTGAATCTCTCAGGATTGGGAAGGGTGACGCAAAACTCACTCTTCGTCGCCCCCAGCTTCTACAGGGCCAAATGCCGCCAACTTGTCTGCTGTGTCATCAAGATAACCTAGAACAATATTATCGACGATCTCGGCTATCTCAGGCGCTATACCATGTCTGCGCTCTAGCGTGTCACCAATCGATTGTAGGTTCTGAGATACAAGGGAGAAGGCTGTAAGGATGGCCGGTTCTAATTCGCCTGCCGGTATAAGGTCGCGGTCTTTGACTTGAAGCTCGCGTTTTTTTGTTTCTGATTCATACCACGCCTTTCTGTCCTGTGGCGAGTATTCATCTGGGTTTTCACCGCTGCCAGTTTCGCTGCTTCCATAGTGCCATTGAGCCATAGCATTTAAATCTAGCTCCCACGACAAGCCGCGAGACCCTTGCTTTAATACCGGCGCGCCTTTCCTGATCCACCGATTAATAGTCGTTAGTTCAACATCGAAAAAGTCTGCGGCCCCGGCTTTGTTTGTTATGCGCCTTGACCCAACAATGCTCTCTACTGTTTGAGACATAACCCTCCGCGATACTTAGCTAGGTCTGTTATTCCAGCGGGATATAGTAGTACCCAATAGGGGGCTAAAAACTCTGAATTTGCGCCGTCAACGTCTTGCT